TGGGAAAAACTAGCTAAAGAAAGATTTATACAGATATTGCAAAACGATCAAGTTGTCCTCAATCCAGAAGTTTATGCGGAGGACTCTAGTTATATGGATCAAAGTCAGAGGGTAGAAAAAGTGATAGAGACTCCAGAAAAAATTGAGGAGATTATTGAAAGAGAAGGGGGTGAGTGATGTTTGATAGAAAAGCATACTTTAAAAAATATCGTGAAGAAAATAAAGAAAAAGTAAAAGCATGTAAGAAAAAATATCGTGAGGAGAACAAAGAAAAGATAGAAGCATACAGGAAAAAATATGATGAGGAGAATAGAGAAAAGAAAAAAGCATACGATAAAAAATATTATGAGGAGAATAGAGAAAAGGTAAAAGCACTAAATAAAAAATATCGTGAGGAGAATGGGGAAAAGGTAAAAGCAAAACATAAAAAATATTGGGAGGAGAATAGAGAAAATAAAAAAGCATACGATAAAAAATATCATGAAGAGAATAGAGATAAACTATTAGATCAGAAAACCAAACGATATTTTAAAGGAACATTTAATACGCCAAAAAAGGAGATTCCAAAAGAGTTAGTAGAAGCATATGTACAATTAGCTAAAATTAAACGATTTATTAAAAACCAACAGGGGGTGAGTGATGTTTGATAGAAAAGCATACTCTAAAAAATATAATGAGGAGAATAGAGAAAAGAGAAAAGCATACTTTAAAAAATATCGTGAGGAGAATAAAGCATACTATAAAAAATATCGTGAGGAGAATAAAGCATACTTTAAAAAATATCGTGAGGAGAATAGAGAAAAGAGAAAAGCATACGGTAAAAAACATTATGAGGAGAATAGAGAAAAGAAAAAAGCATACCTTAAAAAATATCGTGAGGAGAATAAAACATACGATAAAAAATATCGTGAGGAGAATAGAGATAAAATATTAGATCAGACAATTAGACGAAATTTTAAAAGAAGATGTCTTATACCAAGAGAGGAGGTTCCAAAAGAGTTAGTAGAAGCATATGTAACATTAGTTAAAATTAAACGATTTATTAAAAACCAACAGGAGATAACATCATGAGTAAACCTACAGAAGCACTACACGCAAAATTAGATGAAGTATGGGCTGATCTTCGATCAGGTGCATTGAAAAGGGCAGATGCCGATAGTTTTGCAAATATAGCAGGTAAAAAGATTAATCTTTACAAAGCAGACATCGAGTATCAGCATCTTAGAAAAACCAAAAATATTGATCCAATTAAATTTGGTGAATAACAAAGGAGCCGTAGGGGGTCATAATTATGACTCCCTACAAAAAACAATATGAGTTGGATAGTAGAAATTAAATTTGAAATAGATGAGGTTGAGAATGCAGATGTACTCACAGAGTTACTTTCTAATCTGGGTGATGGCATTCTTAACGGTGATAATCTTATAAGTTTTTCAATTAAAGAAACCCCTAAGTGGGAAGGAGAATAAGCATGAGTGATATAGAAGAAGGTTTGTTTTCGGTTCGGCACGTAGAAGTTAATCCGGTTAGGCGTGTAGGTGTACGTGATAACGATCTATTAGGAACTTCTACGGAGATAGAGATAAGCATAGGCGAAACTACATGGATACTAAATTTATTCGGTAATAGTGACCCCCATACTTTGATTAAGTTATTAGAAGATGGTGGGGTTGCTAATGTGAGTATAAAGAGACGGATAGATGGTGAGGAGAATAATACAAAATTAAAGTCTGTAAAATAAATTTTAAATAAGGAGAGTAATCATGACAAGAACTAAAGAAACAGAATTTATATGTATGCGTAGCTTGGAGGATATAGACAAACAAGGGGATACGATAAGAGATGGTATGAGGGATTTAGCACGAGAAGTTATATGTTGTTTCCCTAGATTATGTTTATCTTTTACTAAAACAGGATATCGTCTGACTCATAGCGGAGAAATAAATTATACGACTACGAATCAACTTAATATTGCAGATAAGCGTGATCCATATACATCACTAGCTAGAATGAGTAATCAAGGGAAAAGATGGATAGATTCTAGTAGTTCTAATAAGACGTATTATGGTATCAGTCATAAAGACATTAAACTAAAAGGTAGTGAAAAGAAGTCTACAAATATTAAAGCAATTATAAAAGTGTTAAAGAACTTAAAAGTGCATGAACAGTTTACAGAAAGTTACACTGCTAAAGGACACGCAAGATTTATATCTTACTTGAATGACCATAAAAGAGTAATGCATAGTAGACTAAACGGAGAGAGCTATTACAACACCCAAATAGATGTAAAAGAAGTACATAACATGATACAACATGGGTATAAACCTGTAACTGATACATTCAAAGAAGCTTTTGATAGATACTATACACATTACGAAAATAATGAAAAAGCAAGAGCGTGGAGTCCTGCAATTTATCATGTCTTTAAAAATGTAATTACAGATAGATACACGGTTACAAGGGCTACTCTAAAAACAGGCACTGATAGTATAAAGCTATTCGGAAACCTACAGAATCCAGAGACAATATGTGAAGGAGTTTCCGAGGAACGCATGCCAGAAATTATCTCTGATCGGATGTCGGTTATAGATATGGGTATGGATATGGATATAGCTAACAACTTAGTTAAAGTAACTGAAAGTAAGTATTTCGAGGGTACAGGCATGAAGGAAAAGCCAAATAGATGGTGGGTTATCCTCGATGAGTAGGGCTATGGGTTTAGGTTATCAACCAATAAGGCTAGAGGTTAAGCCTGATGGTATTGAATTTTGGGATTATACGGGCGTGATGGGAAAGGAGGTGCGAGAACTTAGACAGGAGGATGAACTACCTCATGAAGTTATGCGTAAGTATTCACTACTTGCTATAGCTGAAGTAGGTACTGAAGTATACGGAATCGGTTCAAGAGATACCGAAACTATTTATCACATATCAATAAACATATAGGAGAATATCATGGCGTTTGGACAAATAAATTTTAATCATTACCCAGTATTACGTAAATATATAGATGCAGTGGAATACTATGAATCCGTAAAACCTATAACTAGAGGAAAATATAAAGGCTTAGTACCTCTTGCTAGGCGGGCCGATGTATGGCAGTTTATGCAGAAAGATGAACACACAGGAGATATTAACATCTATCTAGAAACCCCTCCTATGGCACACGCTATAAAATGTTTTGCAGGGGTAAATCAACCCATACTATCTTTCCGAAGGGATGAGGGTTTAAAAATAGGCTTTCGTATTATACATGGTCAACCTGATTTTAATAATAAAGTATGCCATATGGTGCACCACATATTGGGGCGTAATATGTATTTAGGGTGGACATGGGGTATGCAACCTGTAGTGTATCGTCATACTGAATATAATAATGATATTAAACATAATGTTTATTTTGCACCTAATGATGGGACAAGGTGGCATTTTGATGGTGACAGAGAATGTTTAAATGCAGGTACAGGTTTAAACTGGGTTGTTAATAATGATAAAAAACGTGTGATAACACAAAAATATCGTGGGTTGTTTGACTACATAAAAACAGCTACTGCGTTTATGCAACTTAAAGATAGGTATAGGTGGGGGGAAACTGTAGTGGATGAAGATTGTATAAACAGGGCTTTATCTATGCACGAAGATATAATCCCTGCACTAGCAAATCCTGAGGCTTTTGATCTACATTCCCAATTTGTAACTAATGCGTTAGAATCTTGGGGTCAAATGGGATATGTAAGTAAACGACCTAAAGTAATAGCCGCTATGTTACGGAATGTTATATATAAATATTATGCTCGTATTATTATAGAGGAAGTTAAGATCGGCCAGAGAGCAGATGGTTCGTCTGATCGGGGGCAATTCCCTACGAGAACTAGTGATAAATACAGACTGTGGCATCAAAAGGCTGTCGAACAAAATTGGGTTCAAGAATGAGTCTAGATAAAGATATAGTATTAAGTATTCTCGATGTTATATATGAAGAGTTACCTTCTGAAAGAGATAAAGCAGTTTTCTCTGAGGCGGTAAAAAATGCCCATACAGAGATAGCTACATTACTAATTATGTTAGCCGATACGGACGAAAAGGGGGATAATCGTGTTTTACACTAAATTAAATCATTTTGCTTTTTGGCTATGGGTTTGTTTATTTGTTGCTATGGCGTGTACGCCTATATTGGTAGAAATAGTTAGAGGTATATTAGAAGTTGTATGAAACCGTTTTACGAGGAAGAAGTGTTTATAACCGGAGAGTCGTCTAAGGATTCCTCTCACGGTTATAAAACAATACACAAGTTAGTAAATTTAGATTATCAAAGACTTGAAATGGCTCTAAGTTGGTGGGTTATAGATGACACCAGAAGCGAAGATAAAACACCAAGTTTATAAAGTACTGCGTAAAAACGGTGCTTATTATTTCTCGCCCATTATGAATGGATATGGTAAATCAGGTGTACCTGACATAATTGTGTGTTACAATGGTAAGTTTGTAGGTATTGAATGCAAGGTCGGTAAGAAGAAACCTACAGAGTTACAACAAAAAAATTTAGATGAGATTGAAGCAATAGGAGGGCACACGCTAGTAATTAACGAAAACAATATCTTAGCGGTGCAAGAGTTATTAAATAAGCTGTCCCTATAGGGACAATAAATATTTTGTATCATGGATATAATAACCTTAGATTTTGAGACTTACTACGACCCTAAGTATTCTCTTAGTAAAATGACTACTGAAGAATATATAAGGGATTCCCGATTTGAAGTTATCGGGGTAGCCGTTAAAGTTAATCAAGATACGCCTGTATGGTGTACTGGTGACTTTAATAAAATATATAAATTTTTAACTTCATTTAACTTATCTAATTGTGCTGTCCTAGCACATAATTGTATGTTTGATGCCGCAATATTGTCTTGGCGGTTCAACATTATTCCCCATTTTTTACTTGATACTTTGTGTATGTCTAGAGCTATACGTGGGGCTCACGTTAGTCATTCTCTAGATTCTTTAGTTAAAGATTTAAAGGTTGGCGTAAAAGGTAAAGAAGTATTAGAGGCTAAAGGTTTAAGATTAAAAGACTTTGATGATGATTTTTTAAGCAGGTATTCTAAATATTGTATAAATGATGTGGAACTTACCAAAAAAGCATATGATGTTTTAAATAAAGATTTTCCCGATTCAGAGTTGAAGTTAATTGATTTAACTCTAAGAATGTTTGTGAAACCACAATTAAGGCTAAACAAATCTTTGTTACTTAAACACTTAGAGGACGTTACGAATAAAAAAGAAAAGCTGTTACAGAGTAGTGGTTACGATAAAGATTCGTTAATGAGTAATCCTAAGTTTGCAGAAGTGTTAAAAGAACTAGGAGTTACTCCTCCCACAAAAATATCCCCACGTACAGGTAAAGAGACTTTTGCATTTGCTAAGGCTGATGAAGCGTTTAAAGAACTACAGGAACATCATGATGTAAGAGTGCAAACAGTTGTGGCGGCTCGTATGGGAGTTAAGTCTACACTGGAGGAAACTAGAACACAGAGATTTATTGATATTGCTGGTAGAGGTACGCTACCAATCCCCCTTAGATATTGTGCGGCTCATACCACACGATGGGGTGGGTCAGATAAAATTAATCTACAGAATTTACCTAGTAGAGGTACAGATGCTAATGCTCTGAAGAAGTCTATTGTGGCTCCTAAGGGCTATATGATAATTAATACTGATTCTTCACAGATTGAAGCTAGGACATTGGCTTGGCTTGCAGGGCAAGAGGATTTGGTAGAGTCATTTAGAAAGCAGGAAGATGTCTATAAGATCATGGCATCAAAGATATATAAAAAAGAAGTAAAGGATATATCTAAAGAGGAAAGGTTTATAGGTAAGTCTGTAATTTTGGGTTGTGGCTATGGTATGGGGTATAGTAAATTTCAGAAGTTTATTCAGGCTCAGGGTGTAAGTATTGATGAAGAATTTGCTCAAGATGTCATTGAGACCTATAGGACGAGTAATTCTAAGATAAAACAGTTTTGGGGCAAAATGGATATAGCTATAAAAGGCATGGTTAGTGGTAAAAATCCAGAGGGTCGTTGGCCTGTTTTTTCTGAAAAAACCACCAGTTCCCACACTCCTAAATTGTTGTGGAGGGATTCTTCATTTGTGCTTCCGAGTAGTTTACGTATACAATACCCTGAATTAAAACAGAAAGTTATATTAAAAGAAGTTGAGGGTAAGGAACCAGTGGAAGTTACTACAGGGGATTATATATACAAATCACGTACAGGAGACACATACATATACGGAGCTAAAGCAGTTGAAAATATAACACAAGGAATAGCTAGGTGCATCATAGGTGAACAGATGCTACAGATAGCTAAAAAATACCGGGTGGTATTAACTGTCCATGATTCTGTTATATGTGTAGTCAGAAACGATGAAGTATCACCCGCACTTGATTATATTGAATCCTGTATGAGATGTACCCCTAAGTGGGCCGAAGGATTACCATTGGATTGTGAGTCAGGAGTGGGAAGAAGTTATGGCGAATGCGAATAGTTGGTCTTACAGTAGTCTAAGTTTGTTTAAGCAATGCCCAAGAAAGTATTACCATCTTAGAGTGGCTAAAGATATTAAGGAGCCTCGATCAAGAGCCTTGATTTACGGTAATAGGGTTCATAAGGCTGCAGAAGAGTATGTAAAAAATAATGTAGAAATACCAAAACCTTTTGAGTATATAAAGAAATCTGTGGATGCTATATTGGAGAGCTTTAAGGGAGAAGTTCTTTGCGAAGAAAAATTAGGGGTAACAAAAGATTTAGAGCCTTGTTCTTTTTATGCTAAAGATGTTTGGTATAGAGGTATAGTAGATTTATTAATAATCCAAAAAGATAAAGCTGTTATTATTGATTATAAAACAGGTAAGCATCCTGACAGGGCTGACACAGATCAATTAGAGCTTATGTCTTTAGCTGTATTTAAACACTATCCTTTTGTTACCGAGGTAAAAGCAGGACTTCTTTTTTTAGTTAAAAAAGCTCTAATAAAAGCTAAATATTCTAGTGACGAACAGGACGATTTATGGGTAAAATGGAGAGATGAGATTGATATACTAAATACTTGCTATGTAAATGACGTATGGAATGCTAGAGAAAATTTTACTTGTAGAGGGTGGTGTCCAGTTATCTCTTGTGAATACAACGAAAGAATATAAATGCCGTATGTAAATAAACCAAGACCCTATAAAAAAGAATACCAACAGCAATTGGCTAGGGGTGAACATGATAATAGAATGAAACGTCAGAGAGCTAGGCGAGAGTGGGATAAAAAGAACGGATATTCATCTAGAAAAGGTAAAGATTTACATCACGTAGTTCCATTATCTAAAGGTGGTAGTGCTAAGAAATCAAATGTTAAATTAACTTCAGTAAATAAAAATAGATCGTTTAAGAGAAAATCAAATCATAAACCTGCATGAGTCCTTATAGAAACCGTAAGAAACGTCTTGACTACGGTAAGGAGTATAGAAAAAGAACAGGGTATGATCGTTTTAGGAGGTATGGTATGAGTAAGGAAGAATATGATCGGAGAGTATCCGAGTGTAACAGCATGTGTCCTATATGCGGTGAAGTAGCAAAATTAGTTGTAGACCATTGCCATAAAACAAATATAATAAGGGGTTTGATTTGTGATAGATGCAATAATGGTTTAGGTTGTTTTAAAGATAATATAAAAATATTGAAAAAAGCGTCAGAATATCTTAGGAGAGTGCATGGACATAATACAAAATAAAGCATTATTGTTACGAGTTAGAAACCCCGCTGTTTTGTTGGATTCTATAACTAAATCTAAACTATTAAAGAAAGCTAATGATAAGGGTATTAGTGAGGTTTTAGTCCACTGGGGTATAAAAGAATCTCAAAAACTTACCGAGATAGGTGTTCAGAATGTCCCTTCACCTATAAAAACTAACTATGAGTGGTCGGGTAAATTTAAACCTTTTGACCATCAGATTGAAACATCTTCATTCCTTACGCTACATAAAAAGGCTTGTTGCTTTAACGAACAGGGTACAGGTAAGACTGCATCTGTTATTTGGGCGGCTGACTATCTAATGAAGCTAAGGTTAGTCAACAGAGTATTAGTTATATGCCCACTATCTATTATGCAATCTGCTTGGCTTGATGATTTATTTGCATGTGCTATGCACAGAACAGCGGCAGTTTGTCATGGGAGACAAAACAAAAGAGCAGATATTATTAAGTCTGGGGCTGAATTTGTAATTATTAATTATGACGGAGTAGAGATAGTAAAAGACGAAATAAAAAACGGTGGATTTGACTTGATTGTGGTAGACGAAGCTAACGCATACAAGAATGTAGCTACGAATAGGTGGAAAGTTCTCAATAGTTTAATTGCTGCCGATACAAGATTATGGATGCTTACAGGTACACCTGCATCTCAAAGCCCTGTAGATGCTTACGGGTTAGCTAAATTAGTTAACCCTACAAATGTACCTAGATTTTTGGGTAGATGGCGAGAAATGGTAATGCGTAAGGTCACACAGTTTAAGTATGTACCTAGACCTGAGGCTAAAAAATTAGTCCATAAAGTGCTTCAACCTGCGATTAGATATACAAAAGAGGAGTGTTTGGACTTACCAGATATTACTTATACGACTAGATCAGTGCCATTGACCCCTCAACAGAATAAGTATTATAAGTTGATGAAACAACGACTTATAGTTAACGCTGCAGGGGAAGATATAACAATGGTTAATGCCGCTGCCGCAATGAATAAGTTACTACAATTATCTGGTGGGGCTGTTTATTCAGACGAGGGCGAGATAATAAACTTTGATGCTTCTACACGAATAAAGATATTAGATGAAATAATACAGGAGTCATCCCATAAACTACTTATTTTTGTACCATATAGACACGCTATACTAACTGTATCGGAACATTTAAATAAATCGGGGATTACTTGTGAAGTTATAAATGGGGATGTGAGTGCTGTTAAACGTACAAATATATTTAGAAGGTTTCAAGACGCTGACGATCCTAGAGTATTGGTCATACAACCACAGTCTGCATCACATGGAGTAACCCTGCACAGGGCGGATACTATAGTGTACTGGTCGCCTGTTATGTCTGTAGAGACATACCTACAATGTAATGCTAGAGCCCATAGAGCAGGGCAAAAGAATCCTGTTACTGTAGTTCATTTAGAAGGTAGTGAGGTAGAAAGACGAATATACAGCATGTTGCAAAGTAAGATAGATGTACATTCCAATATTGTACGTTTGTATAAAGAATTATAAATATAAAAAATATTAAGCAAAATACTATACACTACTGGTCAATTGTGTTAAGGTGTGAAAAGTATTTATAGAAATAGGAGAAAATCATGGAACCCAACGATACATCCAGAGTATCAGCTGATGAATTAGCTAGGGCGTATAGAAATATACGAGATAAACGAGAAGAACTATCCAAAGAGTATGATACTAAGGACGGTGAGTTAGTTCGGCAGTTAGATATTGTGAAGAAACGATTATTGGATTTATGTAAAGACATAGATGCTGACAGCATTAAAACTAGCAGTGGCACTATAACTAGAAGTATCAAAACTAGGTATATTCCTACTAATTGGGATGCTGTTTATAAATTTATAGATAAACATAAAGTAATAGAGATTTTAGAGAAACGCATTCATCAAGGTAATTTTAGAAGTTTGATTGAGGAGAACCCTGACCTACTACCCGAAGGTATGAACATAACTAGAGAATATACTATAGTGGTGCGGAAGGGTAAAACATAAAGGAGTGTAACGTGACACTTAAAGAAGATACTAACTTAGTTACTCTTAAAGAAATAGCAGAATATTTGGGAGTGAGTACAGCTACTGTCAGAAGAATGGTAAAACGAGATGACATACCTTACATTGTTTTAGGGGGTAGCTACATGTTTACCATAGATAGTGTACGAGATCATGTGGTAGGAGATGCTTTTAATAAACAATACACTGCAAGTGAAAAAAGAGTAGCTAGGCCATCTTTACGAAAGTCTGATAGTGATACACAGTAAGATTTCTATAAAAGATGGAGTTTTCAGCAGGTTTTATAAGGGTAGAGTTATTAATACCTCTGAACCGCAGGAGTGGATAATAGTAGGTGTAGCTCCAAAAATCCAAAGAATTTGGTATAAAGAGGGCTATAAAGATGGAAATCCTACAACTCCCACTTGTTGGAGCAGTGATGGTAAAAAACCTGATGCAGAGGTTGAAGATGCCCCAAGTGACTTGTGTATGTCGTGTTCTAATGATATAAAAGGGTCTGGTGGGGGTAATTCTAAAGCTTGTAAACATAGTTTAAGGTTAGCTGTTTTGTTACCCGAAGAGCTTGATGGGGACTTGTATAGAGTTATCTTATCCTCTGCCTCTATATTCGGTAAAAACAAAGTGGGTAAGTACCCATATAATGCGTATACTGAATATCTAACCCAGTATGAACTCTCAGTTGCTCACGTAGTTACTCAGGCATTTTTTGAGTTTGAAAATGGGATACCCAAGGTTTTATTCAAACCTGTTCGGGCTATAACTCCCGAAGAGTACAAAGTAGTTTCGCAAAGAAGTAAGGGGTCTGGCGAAATTACGAAATTAAAAATAGTTAAAGACCCTGATTTTTCTACAACTTCATAGGAGTAATATCATGGCAAAAGCCAAAAAAGAAACATCGTTTGAACCTCGCAACATTATCATTAAGGATGTAGAGTTTAACTGGCCTAAGTTGGTTAAAGCTGTAAATCCATTTGGTACGGAGCAGTGGGAACTTCAAATAGCTACTGAAGATAAAAAGGTAGCAGATGACTGGAAGGCAAATCATTTAACCGTAAAGACAGATAAAAATGATGATAGTAAATACGTAGTAAACCTTAAACGCAAGCGTTATAAATTAGATGGCACTGAAAACAAACCTGTAAGGGTAGTTAACGGAGCGAATGAGGTTATAGACGCTACTAGTTTAGGTAATGGCTCTAGGGGGAGTGTTAAGCTTTATCAATATGCTTATGATGTAGCAGGTAGGACAGGTATATCTTCAATTCTTGTATCAGTGCAGGTCACTAAGTTTATTCCTTATATGGAGGACGAGGATTTTGAACCTGTTGAATCGGAGGGAGAGATGCAAAAAAGAATATCCGATGACATAAAATCAGAGCAGGGCGATCCTACCCTGCTCCAAGCAGGATCAGAAGCAGATGAACCCACTAAACGTCCTAGTAAGAAAGATAAAGAACAACCCCCCGAATCAGAAGAAGATATGATTAAAGGTTGGGCAAAAGAAGATAAATAAGATATTTAGTTATGTGTAGAGGCCTTGGGTGGGTTCTTTCCTTTCCTTTTGTGGCTTATCTAGGGCTTCTACCATTATTTAGGGGGATTTCATGGAATCTATTGGTAAAGAATTAGGGCAACGCTGCATAGATTTAAAGGTAACAGTTTCTGACATGTCTACATTATTAGATATATCTAGACCTACATTGATGTCTTGGTTTGAAGGAGGTACAGCCCCTAAACATTCCACTCATATAAACAAGGTGCATATTCTATTAAGTTTATTAGAACGTGCGGCTAAGTAGGGGCTATATATGATCCCAAAACATTTTTTAGAAACTGTACTGCCCGATGATTACGGAGATGGTGAATACTCATACTGTATTTTTAGTTTACAGCATACAGGGGATAAAAAATCTATTTCCAATCAATACTGGGCTTCTTCTATAGCTGAGGCTGCTAAGATAGCGGAGGATTTAGACTCTAAAAGAATAGATACGTACTACGCTATAGCTGATTATAAGAAAGAAGTATACGACAAATATAAAAAAGGGGAGAGAAGAAATTTACGAATAGCAGAGAATGCTTGTAGATTTAGCACTTTATCTTATGATATAGATGTAGGGAAAGTTAAAAATTCTTATGCGGAATTGCCTGAAGCTCTTAAAGAACTTAGAAGGGTTGTGGAAGATAACGATTTACCCATGCCACTAATAGTAGGTTCTGGGTCTGGTATACATATTCATTACTGTCTAGAAACCCCAATAGAAAAAGAACAGTGGTTATCACTAGCTGGTAGATTAAAAGTTTTATTTATTAATGCCGGGTTAGTAATAGACCCAGTTGTATCTACAGATGCATCTAGAGTGTTGAGAATTGTAGGCACTCATAACTATAAAAAGGGGGGCAAAGTCCCAGTTAGGGTTATTGCTGAGGGGGATGGCCCACATACTTATGAGTTTTGGGACAGTATTTTAGGTAAGGTTGAAGAAGTTGAAGAGGTAGAACAACCTGTAGATATAGTCCCTGAAGATAACAGTATATTTACACCATCAGAACATATAAATTATGATTTTAATACTGCTGTAAATAAGTGTAACCAACTTAATGACTTAGTTAAAAACCCGAAAGATCAATCAGAACCTTTGTGGTTTGCAGGACTATCTATAGCTTTATATTGCGATGATAAAGAAGAGGCTATAAAAAAATTATCAGAGGGGTATCCAGATTACACTCCTGAAGAAACTAAGAAAAAAGTAATAAATATTAAAGGTAAACCTCATACATGTAAGAAGTTTGAAGCATTAAACCCTGAATTATGTGTTAAGTGTGCATATAAGGATTCTATTAACAGTCCTATAGCTTTAGCAAAAACATTAAAGGGGATAAAGAAACCTATATTAGTACGAGATACTTTAGAAAAAATAGGAACTGTTATTGAGTACAACATTCCGGTTCCCCCAAAACCTTATAGTTATATAGAAGGACAGGGTATATGGATAGAAAAACCCCCCGATGCTAAAAACAAAAAACCTCAATTTAAATGTGTATATGACAATCCTTTATTTATGGAGAAAAGATTAGAGGATTCAGAAGAGGGTATGTTGGCACAGATTCGTTTTAAATTACCTAAAGACGGCACTAGAGACTTTACTATATCTTTTGCCGATCTGAACGGTAAATCTAAATTTGATGTATTAAGTAAATATGGAATTGTAGTTGAGAGAGAAGATCAGAAAGGAGAAATAGTGGGATACCTAAACGCTTGGTTAAAGTATTTAGAGAAAACAGAGAAAGTAACAAAAGCATATAACCAAATGGGGTGGGGCAATAATGCACAGTCTTTTGTGTTAGGAGACAGAGAGTTTACGGCAGGGGGGTGTAAGCCTACTCCTAAAAATATGACACTTAGCCGTTACGCTCATAAGTTTTCTTATGCAGGAGAACTTGATAAATGGAAACAGGCGATAAATAAATTATATGCTAGAGAGGGTGAAGAATATCGTAGGTTTATTTTAGGATTTGGTCTTGCATGTCCTTTGTTTAAATACACCAATGTGAATGGAGGGCTGTTACATTTACGCTCAGATGGTAGCGGTAAAAGCAAAAGTGCTACGATACTTAGTGTAAATTCTATATGGGGGCATCCTAAAGGATTGGCGATGAAAGGAGCAGATACACCTAACTCTTGGTTGCAACGCTTGGGTATATACCAATCCATTCCTTTATGTATAGACGAAATAACTAACCTAGACCCTAAAGAAGCCTCTAAATTTGTGTACACATTATCAGACGGAGAGGGTATAAACAGGTTAAAAGGCAGTGAGAATGCTGAAAGAATTAATAATATATTTTGGAATACTGGGACGATAACTACAGCTAACTCAAGCATTACTGATTTACTTACCTATGAGAAGGCAACTCCTGAAGGTGAGTTGATGCGGTTACTGCAGTTTGAATTTAAAGATAATAATTTAAGTGATGAAGAAAATGGTGACCTTATAAATGAGTTATTTGAAAATCATGGAGTGGCTGCAGAAGTTATTGTACCGTATATGATAGGACATCCAGAGGAATGTAAGGAAAGAGTCCAGAGTATGATTAGACAGATACGAAAAGACGGTGACTTTACAAACAAGGAACGTTTCTGGGTTGCTATGGCAGGTATAGGTATGACAGGTGTAGAGCTAGGAAATGATCTAGGATTATGGAGATTTGATGTTCAGTCCACTTATGAGTGGTTACTTGCAGAGCTTATAAGCCAACAAAACACTCCAAAGGGTATGGTAAATACTGCGGAAGAGTCATTAGGTATATTTCTTTCAGAGCATTTGAACGCTACATTAATTTTAAACTCTGATGTAGATAGGCGAGATACTATGGTTGAGGACTCGGACATTATACATAAACCTTCTGCTAATATAGTTATAAGAGAAGAACCGGATACGAAGAGGTTATATATCAACTCTAGATCGTTACGTAATTGGTGTAGTAAGAAACAGATTGACTACACGTTTATGGTTAAGAATTTGAGAAATAACGGGGTGTGTTTTAAAGAGCCGAAATATATTAGGTTGGGTAAGGGTTATATAAAATCCCCACCCGTATCATGTTTAATCTTGGATAGTGATAAGGTAGATTCAGTAGATAAGGATGAAGGAGAAGACGAGTAAAATATCTTGGTTAAACCTAGAGGGAACGCCTGTCCATATAGATTGGTGGGCGTTTCAAGTGGGTACTAGTTTTTTCCTACCTTGTTGTAAATGCCGCCCTTTACTGTATGAAATAGCCAAAAAAGCCAGAAAAGCTGGAGTGCGAATAGCGTCCAAAACAGTTTTAGAAAATAACGTAAGAGGGTTACGCATTTGGAGAATAGACTAGTCATCATACCCTCCCTCATAACTCTCCAATCTTTCTTGTAAAAACTTTTCTAGTTTTGGGTCTAAGAACGCTCCGTAGTATCCATACTTTTTGCGATAATCCTCTTGTAGTTTTAATCTACGTCTTACTGATCTAGGAGATAGTCCTGTTTCTGGATACTTACGATAGTGCTCTCGTATTTTTTCCATAATATCTTCATATGCCTCAAAGTCTCCTATTCTCTTACTCACTCCTAGTTGAGTTACTAATCTCTGAGTTCTCTCATTTATTTCTTTTTTAATTTTATACTGATAAGCATTTTTTTCTAACTGAGTAGCTAGTCTGTTATCTACAAGTCCAAATGCTTGCCATAAAGCCTGTATAGCAGAAACATCATCTGTTACTAAATCCCCTTTAGTGGTTCTAACGCCTTGATTGTAGTAGTCAACACCCCTCCAAAGATTTTTAATAGCAGTAGGAACAGAGTTTTGAACATCTCTAACTGTAGCCTCCCCATTCATCGTCTTCTTTGCAAGAACAGCTGCATTAGCAGTATACACTGCAGATGGGCCTCCTAATTGAGCAAATATATAACTCATAAAATCTTCACGATTATCTAAAGTGTTAAATGAATCTTGCATAATTAGATTTCCATAACCTGCTCTATTTTCAAAATTAAGTCCTGTTATTTTATCTATAGGGGCTTCACCAAGAAAATCTCTAGTTATTTTTTCAAGATCATCTTCACCTTCTTCTTTAAATAAATTGTCATATATAAATTCAGCTAAACCAAAACCGGGTAGCCCCTTTCCCCCTCCTAGTAAAAAACTAACCCCAAATATCCCTAAAAGTTGTTTTTGAGCAATTCGTTGTTCTTTTTTAGATATTCCATACTTATCACCTGTAAATGCTTTTTTAGCTGTTCCAAAAAGTAACGCATACATAGTCATAGCGTATTGCTTAAATACAGTTAAAGATTTTCCAAGACCAGACTGTTGTATGGGAGCACCTGTAGCTGATGTTACAGGCCCATGATATTCTTCAAGAGCATCACTAGCTTTTTTAACTGCTTTTTCTACATTTCCTGACTTTTGCATTTCTAGTCTAAATACAGTTAATGCAGTTACTTCTCTTTGAAATTGTTCTGCTGCGTTAAATGTAGCCCCGGAAGCCTTCATAAAAAAATTCAGTCCTCTAGTCATTCCACTACCATAGGCTTCAATTCCATGTCGGCTCATTTCCATATGTTCAAACAGTGGAGATTTACCAATTTGATCTCTTTGTTTTAACGTATTTACTAAATCTCTTAACTCAGACCCACTGTATGCTACTTGCTTACCATCTACATTTTTAGTAAATTTCATATCTCCTTTTATGTTATTAAAATTTTTAATAACTTCAGGATTGTCTTTAAATTTTTCTCTTAGTGCTGCTTTTTGGGTTTTATTAGCTTGTAAATACTGTAATTCAGCGTTTGTGTAATTGAGTAAGCTTGGGAAACTTCTATATTCTGAATACCCATCTAAAAAGTCTTTAGTAATTCTGCGATGCCCCCAGTATTTTCCTATATTAGCTTTTTCTACATCACTAGTTGCATACGTTTTAGAAGCCATGTCTAGTATAGAGCCAGTACCCATTAATATTTTTGAATTTTCTAGTATAAATTTTCCAGTGTCTTGAAATCCATATTCATTTCCTACCATATTTATAACGTAAGGCATTTGCAATAACTGCACTAAAGCAGAAGATATATTTGCACCTATAGTGAAATGAAAAGCACCTGCAGTCCACCACCTTGTCCCTCTTCCATAGTTTGGCCCTAGTTGTGTAAATTTTACTTTGTTAGCCAATATCTTCATACTGTCTTGAGTCATTTCAAAATCTTCATATTGATTTTGTCTAGCTGTTCCTTGGTCAGCTTTCATGGCTGCTTCTATTCCTTCATAAGCATTTCCCAACTCTCTATTGTATTTTAAAGACGCTGCCATTTTTATATGATTATCTCCAGCAGAAGCTAAACTACGTATAAGGTCTCTTTCAGCTCCTAGAACATTCTTTCGTTTTCTAAAATTACCTGCTACTGCTACTTCGGGAGCAGTCTGGAGTAATATTTCTTTAAAATTATTTTGTTCTTCAGAGCTAACATTATTATCGTCCATTATCTTTAGGGCTTCTTTAATTACAGAATCTGAAGGTAGTCTATTTAGATCACTACCTTTACCAAAAGTAGACTCTGCGGTAAAGCTAATAATACTGTTAAATCTTTCAAATATATCTTTCTGGGCGTTATTTAATCCATCGTAAAAATCTCTTACTTCTTTGTACACTTCGTACTGACGCTCACTTAGTTCATTTTTAGCAATTTTATCAGGCATAGTTATGTCTACATTGAACTTATCTCTTTCTATATCAAAATCCAACATTTGTTTTGCCAGTATAGGGTTAGTATCTTTTATACTTTTAACTAAATCATTTTTAAAATTTCTTATATAACTATCTTTTTCTCCTTTAGTTTCAAAAAATCTAGTTTCTCTTCTATTTAGCAAAGGATTAATGTGGGTAACTCTATACTGCCCAAATCTAGTAAGAGCAAAATAAGGATTAATTTTAGAATGCTCTAATATCCTAGACATAATCTTTACTTTAATAGACCTACTAGCAGGGGTATCCCCCAAATAAGAATCTACTAAAGGTTCTACTGCATCTTTTATTTCATTCCAAAGAACATTATATATTTTACGAATATCGTAATATGCTTTCTGCACTTCTTTATTTTTTATAGATTTAAATTCGTTACGTAGTTTGTCCCATTCTTTTGCTCTATCTTTTAGTTGACTATCATTAAGACCCTCTTCTTCTTGTATTTTATTTAGCCATGCTTTTTTTGTAGTTGCTGGACTTTCAACAGATGGGTCTAAAGATGAAATTTCTACACCTTCTATGGTGCTAGTTAGCACTATATCTTCTAATTTGTCCCAATCTTTTGGGTTATCTGCTCGTAGTTTTATATATTTTTTAATAGAGGCACTAAGTCTATTTCGCATTTCTGCTGTGTAAGATTCTTTAGAACGTATAAGAGTGTCAAGATTATCCATAAAAGGATGTATATTTCTTGGAACCATATACTTCATAAATTTTAACATGTTATGCAAAGACTGAAAGCGTGTCAGCATTCCACGTATTGGTCTAGATAAAGCCGTAAAAGCTTCACCGATTCTCTTAGCATTTTCGGCTGTGCTAGGAACATATGTATTTTTTATAGCATCATTAAACGATTTAAACCCTCTAGTAAGTAAATTATCGTTAGGAGTATTATTATGAAATTGGGCTTGTCTATATAAAGTATCTTGATAAGTATCAGAAAGGTCGCCCGGTACTTCTAATATATCACTTATAGTGAAGTAGGCTTGATCGTACACAGAATCTATAGGTATACGTAATATACGTTTTATGATATTAACTAGACGCTCATATAGAGTATATTTTCTTCTGTTCTTATAGCTAACTTCTTCTAGTCTTTTCTTTATATCAGGATTAACAAACACCTCTGCTACAAATTCTTCTACATTTTGTCTAGCAGTAGCCATAGTTATTGAATCTAGATAGTTTTTAGATATATTAAATAATTCTTGAATATCTTTATATAATTTATTTTCTCTACGGTATTTAGGTTTCCCGTTTTTATCTAGTATTTTTCCTTTGCGTAATACATTCAAAGTGGCAGCATGCATAACTTCATGCAGTAGAGTATGAATATTTGCTCCATATTCAGGGTCTAAAGTTATGGTATCTGTTTTTGGATTATACGAACCTTCTTTCTGTTCTCCTGTAACTGGGTCTACAACCTTTCCATAACGTATAGCAGTATCTAACCCCATAGCAGCTAGTCTATTAGCTAATTGTTTTGTATAACCTGTAGATTTTTTAGCAATTTCCCTAAGAGCTTGTTTAAGGTTGTTAGCGTTTATATTTTCAGATTCTATACCATCTATGGCTCTAAACAACTCTCCGTCTGATGCTAGATTTTCAGCAGCAGAATGAGGAAGTCCTTCAAGTCCATAAAAACCACTATCATTTACCCATTGTTTTTCAGCCATTTCTAACGCATTTGCGTAAGCTCTGTAGTTACGAGGTTTTGTAGGGTCATACCCCATTTCTTTATAGTAGTAATCTGCTAAATCTCTTATAGGGCTAAGGGTAGCTATTCTTGTTTCTGGGATTATATTTCCTGAACCTATAGATTCTTTTAACTTACTTTCACTAGACAGTCCTTGTTCTATTATAGTTACAGGTTTTCTTTTCCCTTGAGTCTGCATTAATTTACGGTACGTTTTGCCGGGGGTAGTAGGAATTTCTTCTGAAGTTTCTTCTTTTGAAGTTTCTTCTTTCTTCTTTTTTATTTTTTCTTTTCTGTTTTTAGCTTTAGGAGTATCTACTATATTTTTTTGTGACGTTTTCTTAACTCCATTTTCCTGTGACATAGGAAGTTTTGCTACTTTTTCATAATCTTTTTTAGCCTGTCTATAATCTATTACACTATCAGCACCTTTTACGTTCCCTTGATTAGCTAGAGAATCTGCAAGTTTGCCTAAATCTACATCTGAAACACTAAGTATATCTTCAGGTGTCGCTGGCTTACCGCCCTTTCTTATTTTGAGTTGTTGGGCTAACGCCTCTGCTTCTGTCTTAAGTTTTTTAGTATTTTCTTTGTTTAGTTTTTGAGGTCTACCTGTTCGTGTGCTTCCAGCCTCTTCAGCTGCTGTTTTTTCTTCGTTAGCCTCCTTAGCATCTTTTATACTTTCTCTATTTACTTTTTCTCTTTTACGTTTTATAACTGGAGTTAATTTATTAAGTGCTTTCTCTGTATTTTTATTATCATCAGAATTTTCTACTGTATCTGTATGTCGTGACCCTTCAATATTATTTTCAGCAGACGTTTTCTGTCTTTCTAATCCAGCAGATTTATTTACAAGTGTTTGTAATGGGGGCTGCCTCATTTTAAAAGTGCTTACTAATCTTTGAAACTGCATAAGGTCTTCTGACGGAGTTGTTATGTATCCTACTTCTGTTAATTTTTCCCGCACCGCCTCTTTTTGAGCCTCTACAACATCAAAATGCTCTCCATATTTATCTATAGCAGGAATCGGAGTATACCCAGTTATAAATGGAGTCATAAAACGTGGTGGCCCCATTTTATCTCCTGCAGGAATGGTAGTAGCGTAAATCGGAGTATCTTTAGTGTTAGAAAAATAGTCGTCAGTATTACGTCTTATATTACCTTTAGAATCAGCTACAAAAGTTGAACCTAATCTTGGGTCAGATTCTAAGTAACCTCCAAATGGAATTATATCCTCAGGTTCAATATCTATAATAGTTCTTCCCCCACTTCTCTCAACATCACCTACTGGCACTACTTGTGTTGAACCTCTAGAAAGTGTTTGTTCAGGTATTTGTCTTGGCCCCGGATAAACACGTAATGGTGGATCAGGATCAGGGCCAGTAAGTCTACGTGGTGTAGCTAATGCTGTAGAAGAGCTAGGGCCAGTAAGTAACCCTGCAATTTTTGTATCCTCATCTTTTTTTACATCTTCTGCTGCTTTATTTGCAAGATTAGCTACAGAGCCTATAGGAGCTCCTAATAAAAACCCCCATGTACCTGCATTTATAAATTCTTCCAAAGCTTCCTCTGAATATGGTTCTTCCCCAACTGCCCAACGCTCTATGGCTGTTTGAGCTACTTCTTGTGCTGCTTCAAAAGTTCCAAATCCAAGGGCTCCTTTTCCTAATCTACCCCTAACTGATCCACTAGCAAGAAGTCTGTTATAACTATCGGAGAGTCTGTCTGTATCTTCTAATTTATTTTTAAAGTTTTTTGTAGTGCTACGAGCCATAATACTGCCTTTATTAGCTCTAGCTTCTTTAAAAAATCTAGCTTGTTGCCCTTTACCAAACAAACCTATAGCTTGTCCTATAGGTTTAAGTAGTTTAAAACCATAAAAATCTAATAATGCTGACCCAAAACCACCTGAAAGCATTCTCATTTTGTCATCATCAGTAACCCCCTCGGACATTTTGCCTTGGTCTATTAGGTCTTGGTTCATTCTAGCTTTTCTTATTAGATACTCTGTGGTATATCCTGCTGTACCTGTAGTTAAAAAAGCTGCTGTACCTGTACCGGGGGCAGGAATAAGTGAAGCTGCTCCTCCTGCTAATAAAGGATATAACATAAACCCTAAAGACTGACCTGCAATTTGTTTATAAAAAGTTATAAAGTTGGACAGACTGTCAAAAGCTTCATCTTCCGGTAAGTACCCGTAGGTTTCTTGAGATTCTTGTAATAATCTTTTTCTAGTTGTATCGCTAGGATCGTCAAAATATCGCTGTGCCGCAAGAAACTCTGAAGGTCTTCTGATACTATCAACAAATGCATCAGTAAAACCTGCTTGTCTTGGGCCAATGGAATCAATAATACTACTTAAATCAAGAGGTGCAGGAGAAACCCTTCTCATATATGACCTAGGGTCTGCCCTACGCATGTCAAAATCCCTAGACATTGTGAATAGTGGCCCTATTCTGGGAGCCCTTTTTGTATTATCTGTAGCCAAAATTATTAACTCTTTCTTTATTGAGAGGACTGAGAGGGGCCGGAGTACCAATTTCTCATTCTATCTTCAGCTTGCCTTCTTTTATTTTCCCACAAACCTATTTGTATTTGCTTTATTGCTTCGTCTAATTCTGCCGGGTCTAATTCATCTAGATCGTCAATATCTTTTAAATCTTCTCTTTGTTGTACTATTATACGTTTAATCGTTTCCAGTTCGCCTCCAGTAGGAAGTTCACTCAAATTAGGAGGAGGATTTGCTTTTGTCCACTCCTTTATGTAGTTACTAATGTTTTTTTCTATTCTATTAAAAGCAGTTGTTAGAGCGTCAGTTTCAGCGTCTAGTTCTGCTTTTTTTATTAATACGTCTAGCTCTAGTACTTTTAAGTTAACAGCCATACTATTATCTGTTAAACGCTCACGGACTCTTGTTTGTTCATTGCGTAACTTTTCAACTTCCCCATACTCAAACCTGCTTTGTGCTGTCTCCATTTCTTCACGGAGTAATTGTAGCTCCATCAAATCATCTTCATCTTTTCTAATTAAATCTTGAGCTTGCCCGTAAGTTTCTGCGGCTGCTCCACCTACTCTTAAAACAGTTTCTAAAATATTTTGATCTCCACCCTGTATAGCTGCTCTAGCCGCTGCAAAAAATGGCATAGCTTTAAAGTACTGTAGACGCTTTTCATTGTCAGCACCTCGTTTCTTTAATCTGTTGTCTATAGTGGTGTAATCTTTATCAAGTCCTGCCTCTTTAAACCGTCTTCTTACTTCCGTTAAATTATCATCATACGTTATTTCAGGCTGTCCTAATTCATCTTGAGTTTCTTGTAAATACTTTTGTAGCCTCTGTTCCACAGTTGAGTACTCTTCTTGTGCCGCATCTTTGTCTTCTTGAAGTTTTCTAAGCCTTTCTCGTTCTGCTTTAGCTCTTTCCTCACCTTCCCTTATAGCTTTTACATTTTTCTCTGACTGATCTACCCTTCTAACATCTCCCGGAGTGGCGGTAGAAGGCTGTTCAGCTTCAGCTTCAGCTTCAGGAGCATCTTTTTTAGGAGGCTCATCACTTATAATAATCTCGTCTGGTGTATATCTTTTTTCCCTATCTCTCTCTTCTTGTTCTATTCTTTCTTTTTCTCTTATTCTTTCTCGCTCTAATTCTAGTTCTCTTTCTCTGTCTACCTTTTCTTTCTCTTCGACAGCCTCTTCTAATGATGGCCCTTCAGGATAATCTACAGTGGCTTCAGGACGGTCAGATAAATTCTTATTTACTGACGTTAAATACGCATACCCTTCGGGGTTAGCTTCTTCTAATACTTCTAAGAAAGGTCTACCGTTTATCTGAGCTTCCTGTGCAATCTTATCTATAGCACCCGGCCCTTGGTTATATGCGGCTATAGCTTTATCTCTATCCCCATCGTATCTAGATAAAAGCCCTTGATAATATGCAGTGGCTGTGTCTACGTTATTACGTGGGTTTTCTAGCATTGTTGCCGTTCTGGGCATGTTACTCCCAATCCATTCTACTTTTTCTCCGTATTCAGGGTTTCTACCCTGAGTTTCAGCAAATTCTCTTTGCCACTTATTATACGCAGCTAGTTCTGACTCATCACCAAAAGCAGTAGAGTCTGGCCCCGGATCAGCTGCAGTAGAGGGTTTAACCTGCATACCACCTATTTCACCTGCACTTCCTACTGGGGAGTATGGGTTTAGATTAGATTCTTGTGTACCCATTGCTACTAAATCAGCAGCTTGTTCTAAAGTAAGTCCTCGCTCCCTTGCAACATCTTCTATTAATCGTCTAAAGTCTTGAGATGTTAAAGTGTTAGCTAGTGCAGATGTATTTCCAAATTCATCCTCTGGACGACCAAACCCCATACCTTCTCCATAAACTGGAGCAAATACTTCACCTCCGTTACTAAACTGCATTGGCATTTCGGAAGGCATAGGAGCTCTTTGAGCAACCGGAGACATAATTCCTGATTCTTCTAATAGTTTATCCGCAACAGTGCTGGTAGGAGGTACAGGCATTTGAGCCCTTTTAGTTTCGTTAAGCCTTCTAGATGTTTCAGCGGCAACCAGATATATAGGTATATCCCCTGTAGGATTAGTCATTTCACTCCTTAAATACTCAAAAGGAACTTTTTTAAGATAATCTACAGTTTGATCTATAGTTTGTTTAGGCACTACACTTTGCAATGTAGGTGAAGTTGAAGTTATACCTGCTGCTCCTATACTAGGAGTTATAGATGCTATACCTTGATCTTGAATCGCCATTAGTCGCCTCCACCTCCGAATAACCTAGAAGCTCCTAATCCAGCCAATCCCAAACTTAAAGCCTGTTGGAACGGACTAGGAGGGGGTTTGTATGTAGAATACGGACTTATTGGTTGTAATCCTCGAATCATAGAAGAATAGAACCCAAGTTGTTTGTATGGGTATTCTTTTTGACGTAGGAAATCTTGATACCTCATATCCAATAACCTTTGATCTTCTGCTTGACGTAATGTACCTGCACGTTCTAAAGCTTGTAATCTTTGCATTTCTGATTGTTGTTGGGTAGTCCCTAGTTGTCCTAATGCTCTAGCTCCTTCTATACCCATACCAAGTCCACGTTGTCTTAACTCTTCTGCCCCCATGCGAGCTGCTCGATCTCTTTCAAATTGCTGCTGTGCTTGCTGGAACGCAGCTTCTGAGCCTTTGGCTTGTATGTCAGATAGACGAGTGCCTAAATCAGAGTAAAGTTTACCCTCCATAAGTCCATAGCGAGAGCCACCAAATGCACCTGCTTTTTGAGCTCGTCCAGCTATATTAGCTCTCATCTTCTCTGCTTCACTTGTAGCTTGTCGTTTAGCTACATCAGTAACGGCTTGTTGATATGGAGACATATATTGGGCTGCTTGATCTGCACCAAATTGTTGAGGAGTAAATCCCTGCATTGCTCCTTGTGTTGCTTGTAAAGCTGCTAGTCCAGCCGCAGGAAAATAAGGGGACGGCCCCATAGATTCATACGCCCCTAATGCTCTTTGTTGAGCAGGGTCTAAAGCAGCTATTCTTTCTCCTCCGTAGGGAGTGTATTCTTCAGCTGCATATTTCTGAGCTTGTTTCGCTATATCTCTTGCATACGGCACTAATTCTTTTGGCATCTGGGATTGGTATACTTGTTGGCTACTACCTCCGCCACCTTTACTTCCACCATAAAAAGTAAAAAGCTCCATCCAGAATCGTGGATTTATTAAGTCATAAATTTTCATATCCATTTGCAATCTCTCTTATGCATCTCTAATAGAATTAAATCCCCACCGTCATCATGCATTCCTTCCCAACGCATTTTTTCTGTAAAACCTAATTTTATATCGTACTTTAACACCTTGTCATTCAAACTATTAACCACACCAAACACAATACCAACCCCACACTTATTAAAAGGATAATCGAAAGCTGCATGGAGGAGAGATTTAGGCGTGTACTTATATTCACCCACACATGCAACATGCATTTGTACAGTCTTTCCAATCCAAGCTGTATACCCCACCACCCAGTCAATAGTGCCTCTTTTACTGTACCAAAGCAGTGATTTAAGATCATTTGTAGGTTGTACCAGTGCTCTTTCATATAATATTCTCGCTGATAATTCTTGTGACTTTGGTTCTACTACCATTAAGCGGGCATCATTACACTTACATCAATAGCTGGAGCTTGTTGCATTGTCCCCGTTCTAGCCTTTCTTATTCTGTCCATCATATCGTATAGTCTTTCTGCACCAGATTCGCTTGACCCGTTGCCTATACCGCTAACTACATCTGCGGGGATTATAAACTCTCCTTCAGACAAAGCTACTTTTTGCATATTATCTATAGTCCCGTACACATTATCTGACATGCCGTCCCCTGCGCCACTAACCATACCTTCTGATATAGTTGCTAATCCACCTTCTTGCATAGATTGTGCTCTAACCTCATCAAAACTTTTAAAACCTCCAAAACCGTCTTCTTCTTTCAATGCCACTTGGGGTTGGTAATCTATATATCTAGCACCTTCTGGTCGATAGGGCATCAATATACCTCTACTGGTTAAGTCTTCCATTTCTAATGCAGATAAATTTTTAGTAGGGGTTAGCCTATATTCAGGTGGAGCAGAAAACGTTTCGGGTCTACCTGATGCCCCCGGTTTATTAGCTAGAAAATACATAAATCCTTCAGGAGCTTTTCGATTATCAAAAGAGTCAAACCCAAGTCTAGGTTCACGACTACCTATACCCCCACTACCAGCAGCTACCGGAGTTACGCCATAGTCTTGCTCTACAGTGCTTATTGGAGTTTCCATTCTTGTAGGAGGCATGACAGGCATTGACCCGACACCTGTATCATAGGAAGGATAATTTGCTATCAGAGGAGCATATGCCATAAGCCCTAAAGAATCATCTTCTACAGGACTAGTAGGGTCTACTTCCCCACCTTCTTGCATCTTATTTACATAACCACCAGAAGCTCCATATATACCTGACGGACTAAAATATCCAAACTCTCTACTACCAAAACCAGAACCGGGGTATCTAACCCGTCTTCTATAAGGGCCAGCTAACCCAACGTCAGTTATCATATCGTCTTCAGCTTCTACTGGAGTAGCTGCTAACGCCCCTGCAGCCCCTGAAAGTCCTAATCCTATTGTACCCGCAGGATTTTCTGTAACCCTACCTAAAAAGTTAGTAGCGGGAGCTCGTCTTGCAAAATTTTCAGCCATTTGTGCATCAAGTTTTGGAGCCCCTGATGTTGGTAGGTCTGGTATTTTAACTACTTTAGGGCTTCCTACTGCTTTATTTACCGCATCCCCAGTTCCTTCAGGTAAAAATTTTGATCCTAGTCCATAGGTAAGCCCTGCGGTTAAACCACTAGCTAATGCTTCATCGCTATTAGAACCTGCTAGTAAACTACCCAAACCTGACCCTACACCCGATAAAGCTGCTTTAGCAAAAACACTAGAGCCCGCTAAAGTAGGAGCCATCGCTGGAAGAGCAATAGACCCTGCAATGGGTAAAGCAAACCGTAGAAAATCTCTAAACTTAAACGCTTCTGGTAGCCCTGTCTCAGGGTTAATTGTCATCTGCCCCGGAGCTAAAGATGCTATCCCTGCTACTTCTTCGGGGTTCATGTGGACAAGCATGGTATCTCCATACCGTCCTTTACTTGCTAATTCTTGTGCTGTTGGGTTCATCATGTCGCTACTTTCAAAGTTCCACTGTCATTATAAACGGTTCCTACTGCCAAACCAGAAGCTGAAGTTGGTAAATTACTCAATATTATATGTGTTTTTGATGTTGCTGTGTCAAATTCTGTATCTATAATTACCCCACCATCGTTGTCAAGTATTTGCAATCTTGCGGTTTGGAATACTTCTGGAGTGTCATAACGAGTAAAAAATAATCTGAGCACACGATTAAGCTCGTCCAAATACCTTCTTTCATACTGCATTGGTGGTGTAGGTAGTATTGGTATCGCCATTATCGTTTCCCGTCTGTTCTAATATCCATGCGTGGTGTTCCTAATTGCCACTTAGTCCCAATAGAGGAACTTCCATCAACTCTAAATTTCATCTGCCTACCTCTAGCCCGCACATTTACAACGTCTGTGTATAACTCGGTAGGTGATAATGCACTTGCAGTAACCGATTTAGCGGTTTCTGTGGTATAGGATGCACCCGAAAAATTGCGGGGTGTTAATGTCAAAGATACATCTGGGGTTGTAGCTGTAGACCCAGTAAATGCTAAATCAGGTATTATACGCCAAACAAATCCAAAACGCTCCCCATCTCCTATATCAAAATCCGATGATTCTATATAAGAACTAATAGATGCGGCTGAAGTACCGGACAAATCGTCAATACCGCTTTCATGGTATAAAAGTCTGCTATTATAATCTGCTGCTATTGGGTTACTTTTCGATCCGCTGTCAAGCCAAGCACTTCTTGCCATAGTGCCAAAATACCATAGGTTTTCAAGATAGTTATATATGACGTAGGAATCTACACTATTAGAACCACTTGAGCAGTAAAACCACCAGACCTCATTAAACCCTTCATTTCCTCCTGCAAAAATCTGAAACTTTTGATCGACATTCATACCATCATATACATAAGATCGTAGTGTAGACGGTAAAGCTCTAACCTGTCCATCGTATACATAGAATTTATCATTGCCCATCCAAAAAACCAAGTTATTTGCAGTAAGAACTGAGTTAGGGGATATAATAGATATATTGTCAGCTATTAAATTAAATGTGAAAACATAGGGTAAGCCAACAAACTGCATTGAATATATAGCTGAATCTGTAAATATAAGTATTTCTTGTCGAGTTTGTATAGCAGTAACTATTTGACTACCTCTATCTAATCTATAATCACCTGCTGTATTATCAGTTCGTGGAACCCACATGGCTTCGTCTTCAGATGCTGACCATCTAATCTGTAGAGCATCAAATGCCCCACTAGCCCCACCAAATCTATCTGTACCTAGACATACAACGTGTCTTGATTGATCGGCTACTAAAACAGAAGTAGCTGTACGGGGTATGTAAGCTGCATCAAAACCTGTCGCACTACTAGTACGAGCACTTAGAGCTACCCCTCTGGTGCTTACGCCCGCTGATTTATCCCAGTAATAAACGCCCCCTTGGTACACATTAAATACCAAATCTTCTCCAAACGTGTCGTGAGACCATATACGTAGCTGTGAAGCAAGATCAGCAACCCCTGTAGTTCCCCATGTAGAAGTAGTTGTATTTTCTTTGCGGATAGACACTGTGCCTCCCGCAGATGAATCAGAGCTATCAGGATCGTAGGTGACTCCATTTATTACCAAAGATATCGTGTATGAGTTAGCGTCTAGTTTAGTAATTTGGAAAGCTGTGAGCATAACATCTGTACAAGCGAAACCAGTTCTTCCATCTGTGCCACTAAGATTAAAAGAAGTGCCTATAGAGTTTATGTATATGTAATCTCCTGTATCTAAATTATGTGTACTGTGGGTGACAGTGACCGTAGCACTACCCGCTGTTACATTAAAGGGGTCTGTGCCTAGAGTTACATCTACATAATCAGGCCATGTACCAGAACCCCACCCTGCTGCGTAACTAAAAGACTCTGGCCCTGTATTTAATTGATAATCTGCATCTGTAGCAGAACCGCCATTTCCAGAATCCGAAGCGTTAGCTGTAGCACTAGCAGTAAAAGTATAGACAGTAGAACTTAATATAGCCGTGATCTCATGCTCAGTATTTAATACAGCAGCCGTTATAAGTCCACCAAGACTGACAGCACTAGATATGGTTACATAATCTCCTACACTTGCTCCATGTCCTGCACTATCCGTAGCCGTTATTACAGCTGATCCATTGGTCGCAGAAAATGTAGTAGTGTTTGAATTAGTTGCCCGTACAGGAGTAATGTCACTAAATGTACCACCTTCTTCTATATAATACTTTTCGTTAGTGCCTACACCCGTTAAGTTATCTCCATCAAGAGCCACCCAATTTATAAGATTACGAGCTATACCTGCATATTGATTAGCCGATACTCTAGTCCACCCGCCTATCTGTTCAGGGAATCCTGCTTTAAAACGTATTTTATCCGATTTGTACCAACCACCTTCATTAGAGTAGTTAGATACCTCTCTATTAACTCCCGGTCTAAATTGTAGTTTCTGTAGCATCGTTATCTTGATCCTTTAACATCCCACAACATTCACCTGTTTCGCTCGTCAGTCTGCTGCCACAACATTCCGTCAGGGGGGTTGTTGGTAAATTTTCTTGCTTGCTGTCTTGTTTTAAATTCTTTGACTCTAGTCCCATTAGGTATCTTCCAATTATCATCTACATGCACGATTCGCCACACTCCAAATTTATCTAAGTATACTTGCCACTCATGCAAAAAGCCTTACTCCATCTTTATCAATAGTCAACGCATTTTTTCTAGGTTCTTTACCAGCCTCATTAGGTACAGATATATGCACCCAACTATCATACTCACAGATTACCTGATCGTAACTTATACCTGAATCTACTATCTTTCTAACAGCTTCTCTAGGAGTGTATCCTGATACACGTATATCACTCGCACAACCTTTCATATGCTGCGAGCTATCTTTTGACCCCAAAGCACGATTAAGCTCTTTATTTCTGAACCCAGAGTTAATAAAAATAGGAGCATCAAACATATTCCGTAATTCTTGTAGCATATAAGCCAACCGTCTTAGATTACTTATTTCTATAGCATTGGGGGTATTATCTATACCTAACCTAGCAGCTGTACCTGACGCTGTAAGTTCCTCTAAAGTAAAATTAGGTGTCAACTGCATCTAGTATTACCCTCCCATCTTTTTTGTAATAAGTCATTATTAAACAACATTGTTCTACTGGAATATCCTTACACCTCTCTGCTACTATGTCTTGGATACGTATGGATAGTTTACCTTCTTTCATTAATGTATCTACTTCTAACTTTAATTTTTCCCACCATGCATTTCTACTCTTAGAATGTGCTTCATTTATAGGAGGAGTCCCCCAAGCTGCATTTATACGGTCTAGGGGTAATCCGCTTTTTATACTATCAAATATATGCATAGCTAATTGGACTCTAACTTGACAATACTCATTCTTAATATCTTTATCTGCTTCTACCTTTATGTTAACTAGAAAACTAGTAAGAGTAATTATTATGGCTAAAATACCAATAGCAAATATTTGTCTACTCATAATGTCACAACTTCAGCATCAGTTTCTATCCATACCCTAGCCCCACACGGTAAAGGTTTATCAGGACTGTATATAACTTTAGATGCCCCTTTAATTTCTACTGCATTTGCGTAGGTATTAGTTTTATACGTTTTAACTGTAAGACAAGGTTTTCTTTCCCCTGTTTTATAGTTACTACGAATTACGTGTTGATTTACGTGTATTTTCTTTTTCATCGTTTACCAAAAAATTTAGTTGCACTTCTCACACCAAATGAGGCAGCTACAATTACACCTAGACTGTACTGATACCAAGTAGGCATCATTTCTAATTGTCTAAAACCACTCTCAACAATACCCTCTGCTCCGGGAATAAAAGCAAGAATCAAAGGAACAGAAAATAAAATAGTAAGCCACTCATCTTTAAGGGACTGCCGACTACCTTCAGCCATAATCTTGTCCCAATTGCCCTCCTGCAAAGACGTTTGTTTATAGACTTCTGCCTCAGCCTCTGCTTTAGCCACAGCAACTTTAGTCTTGCCCCGTTGTTTCTCTACTCTAGACTCAACAAAACTTCCTACTACAGAGGCTATTGGATTAATTAAACTTTGCCACATTATGCTGTTCTCCTATATTTCCTAACTTTTTTAGCAATATTTTTAGGTTGTTTAACAAATTGTTTGCCTTTTTTGTTGCCTTTGGCTTTTGCTCTGTTAGTAGCTGCTTTCTCCGCAGGAGTTAGACTTTTCCAAGCTGCATCTGGCAAATACCGTTTTTTACCCTTAGACTTTTTACCATCTGAAGTCCTCCACTTTTGTTTAGTCCAAGACTTTAATGACCTTTGTGACTTCTTTAACGTCATGATGTGTATCCGCCACCTGCTTTTTTATAGGCTGAGGCAAGCATTTGGGCTTTGCGAGCACTCCATTGGCCCGGTTTCCCACCTTTTGATCCAGCTTTTATACGATTAAATAAACGCTTTCGCATAGTTGGCTTAGTATAATTACCAGCCTCGTTTACTCTACTTTTAGTTTTTTTCTTTTTCACTGCCATTTCGTTTACTCCATGCTGATGCAGCCATAAATGTAGCTACTATACCTAAGTTGGTAATGCTCCAAACTTGCAAAAACGGAATAATAATATTTAATCTAGATTCAGAAACTATTGGGGTTAGTATTACAACTACACCAGCACACACCGATAGTAACGAAACCCAGACCATTCTACGTTGTTGATCCGCCATACGATCAGAGTTTTCTATACGGATCATACGCTCTTCTCGTTTTAGCTCTTCATCTGAAACAACGCCATCGCCATCAAGATCATGTTTTGCGTACCTGCTATCAGGTTCAAATTTTTTCTGCGTCAATTCCTCAATCCCATATTTAAATATACTCACCACTTACCTGCTCGTTGTCCCATTCCTATAGCCATATCCACTATAAACCATATCATAAAACCACCAAACCCCAATATAGCTATAACAGTACCATAATATATAATATTATCAATACGTTGTTTCTTTCTAGCTATCTCTTTTTCTCGCTCAAGTTTCTGCTCCCTAATCATTTGACTTCGAGTAGCTAAAAACTTTTTATAAATATTTGCACCATTGGGGTATGGCCCCCAGTAGAGTTTTTGTTTTATATCTTCTATTTGCTTCTTTGCGTTCTCTTCAGCTACAACAATATCCATTGCCTGTTGAGATAACGATTTGTTCTTGCCAGACTTAACCTCTTTTTTAGCTTTAGATAAAGTGTCTGTATGGTCAAAAAGTTTACCTAAATCTTGCGTTACTTCATTAACATCTTTAGCAGCAGCTATACCCTTCTTTACTAACTCTGCAGTTGTTCTTACACCTGCTATAGCTAATCCAATAGTTGCGGGGTCTAGCATTATTCATCCTCTTTATTTACTGTAATCTCCTTCCTACTAATAATAGAGTGTTTAGGTATCTGGATACTACAATTCATATTTGCTTCGTCATATGTGCTGGCAATTAATATATGTTTCTTATTTTCTTTTATCAAAAACCCTAATGTTATGACTACAGCTTCTTTAAGCTCTGGGTCTTTTAAATCTACCCAACTATTGTCTGCACAGGCATCGTCCCATTTTATATATATCAGAGGGTATTTAAACTTCATACATCCTCATCGTCTTTTACTAACCTTAATTTAGTTGCTTCTGTTAAAACTTTATGGCTGCTTTCATTAGCCTTAACCATCTCATTTCTAAATGATTCTACAGCTGCACCTGTACTTCTTTGCTGCTGAGAGTTCTCTACAAGCAAAACCGGAAGCCATCCTACCGCACAGCCCCAGTCATCTATTTCTTCGCCAGTATTAGGGTTATGCCCCCTTAATTGTGTAAACCAAGCACACTTTAACTCTATGCAATCTTTTTTAATTAAAGGGCAAAAAGACCCTGCTTGTAATTTCATTAGGCATCCTTAGAGCAAATTATTACGTCTATGTAATTAACCCCTACATTTGTTGTACCTGAAGCTGAGAGACTAGAAGTAGCTGATAACGCAGGTATACTGTGCGTGTGTGCTGTAGAAGATGCTTTTGAAATAGATTCAGAGCCATCTGTACCTGATCCTGAACCACCTGTAGCACCTGTAGTTTTACTGTTTACTCTTGTAGCAGAATCCCCTCCTCCAGCACCATCCGTAGTTTCTGAAGCCTGTACACCTGCATGTGTATATACGTAGTGAGTGTGACCGGGGATATTCTCTATGGTCAGAGCTGTACCGCCAGTAGTTCCTGTGCTTACAGATGTAGACACACTACCAGATACTGTTACCGCCCTACTTGTAGCAAATGCTGTAGTAAATGCTACACTACCACCTGATCCTCCACCTGAACCACTAACTACTCGTAGAGCTTTATCGTTATGACTAGTAGATTTAGTCCAACCAGTGGGGGCCGCAGATTGATAAAATAACATTACAGAACCAGTAGGTATAATAGCAGCAGACACCCAAGCAGACCCATTAGACCGCAATACATTACCACTTGTACCTGCAGCTGTTAACCCTGTACCTCCACCCCCCGGTGCTAATGCTGCCCCTAAATTAGTTAACCCCGCAACTACATTTGTGCCGTCACAAAATACTAAGACTTTATCTCCATTAGCAATAGTTACCCCTGACCCAGAGGATGTTTTAAATACAATAGATTGACTGCCAGAAGTAGCGTTATCAACCACATACAATTTTTCTTTAGTGGGGCAAATAACATTTCTAGAGGCAGACAATGTGCCTGTCAGTTTAATTATCATTTGTCTTGCTTCGTCACTGACCCCACTATTGGCTGTTAGGGTGTAATTAGCATCTGACATAGACACTGTAGCGTGTCCTGCTATAGCTTCCTCTATAAGAGTGCCTATATTTACGTTTGTAGTTGTACCCCATGTACCCGACTGTTCGCCTGAGCCTATGAGTTCTAACCGTAATCTATCCGAATATGTACTTGCCATTTTTTATCCTATTAAGAAGGTATTTCCGTCCAAATTGTACTAGGTTCTGTTATTTC